CAATTTTATGGTCAATCTTACCTGTGGCAAGAACTATTTGGAAATGGAAGAGTTAAAAATATGATCTCAATAATTGGTATTGGTACTGCCGGATCGGCTATCGCAGAGAGGTTCGCAACTACGGGTAATTACGACGTTTATATGCTAAATCATAGCATAAAAGAGAACATGGGGCAAGAGTATAAGATAGAGAACTTCGAATCCCCGGAAGAGTACGAAAGTAATATCCCAGATCTGTCAGAGTTTTTTGCGAATGTGCGCGATCGAGCGCAGGTATTCGTCATGGGCTCCTCAATGAGTTCAAACTATGTTTTGGGAATCCTCCAGCAAATAAGCCACAAACAGATAGACCTGTTTTATATTAAACCAGACACAGAGCTTCTTACTGGCATGCCCCGTGTTGTGGAAAGGGTTGTTTTTGGAGTCTTGCAAGAATACGCGCGCTCTGGTATGTTTAGATCGCTTACATTGATCTCGAATCTAGATCTGGAAACAGCGCTTGGTGAAGTGCCGATTAAGACATATTACGACACTCTGAACCAAAGCATATTCTCGACCGTTCACCACCTCAACTATTTCGAGTTCTCCGATCCGGAGATTGGACAAGTTTCTAAACCAGCCGCCATGAATAGAATCCGAACAATAGGATTCCTCGACATCAAGAGGCTTAAAGAAAAGTTTCTTTTCCCCCTTGACACCCCTCGCGAGCTATGTTATTATATCTGTATAAACGATGAAAGGCTTGCTACTGAAGGCGGCCTACACAAAAAACTGGTCGATATGCTAAAGAGTAAACCGAAGAATGCATTTCTAAAAATGTCATATGCGATATATGGCACTCCACATGCAGATTTCGGATTTGTTGTGGCACATACAAATGTGATTCAGCAAGAAAAAGTACTTGACAACGAATAACAAAGATGTTATATTACTAATACAAGCAACCGGTCTGCTATCGGTGCTTTAAAACCAAAGAGATAAGGAACGCTTGTCTCGAACCCACAAGGAGAAATTATGGGTATTAACATGGAGCTGATGCGCAACAAGCTCGCAAATTTGCGCGGAGAAAATAAACAAGATACGAACAGTGTTTGGTTCAAGCCAGACGCCGGAGACACTAGCATCCGAATGGTGCCGACGAATGATGGAGATCCTCTTAAGGAAATGTTCTTCCATTATAACGTTGGAGATCATCGTGGTGGCATTTTGTGTCCTAAGCGTAACTACGGGGAGAAGTGTCCAATCTGTGACTTTGCTTCTACTCTATGGCGCGAAGGAACTGACAACAATGACGAAGCCAGTAAAGATTTGGCAAAGTCCCTGTTCGTTCGAACCCGATACTTCAGCCCCGTCGTAGTACGCGGCAAAGAAGATGAAGGTATTAAGGTTTACGGGTACGGCAAGCAAGCTTATGGTCTGCTGCTTGGCTATGTACTCGACCCTGATTATGGAGACATAACAGATGCTACGGAAGGCACTGACATTGTGCTGACCTACACTAAAGCTACCGGCCCCGGCAGCTTCCCCAAGACCAACCTAAAAATGCGTCGTAAATCATCCCCCTTGCTTGAGGACACGGAAGCTATCCCCGCCCTCCTTGATGGCATGCCGAATTTTGACACTCTATTTGAGCGTCTTACTCCGGAGCAAGTTGACGCTATTCTCGATGAGCAACTCGCCGGAGACGGATCCGCCGAAACGCGATCATCTGAGACTACCAAGTACAATACTCGTGCAACGTCTGACGTAGATCGTGCGTTTAATGAACTAGTAGCTGGTTAGGTTGTGTCCACCGCTGGCAGACCGGTCAAAGTCTGCCACCTTTTAATTAGTCCCCAGAACAGAATAAGTTTCAAATAAGTAGGTTATTGTGAAGACACCATTGCGATATCCCGGAGGCAAAACACGAGCAGTTAAGCACATTTTGCCGCTGATTCCAGATGATGTTGAGCGGGTGTGTTCTCCGTTTTTCGGAGGTGGCTCCGTCGAGATGGCACTAGCCAACAAGGGCATCAAGGTATTTGGCTACGACAAGATGAAACAGCTTGTTTGGTTTTGGAACGCCTTATGTGGCGACAGTGAGCGCTTGGCTGACGAGGTAGAAAGCCTCCGCGAAACCTTTGTTGATCGCAAGGGCAACAGTGTTGTCGGATGCTCCAAAGAATCATTTCAGAGCTTTAGAGAGGATCTTAAGACTGATTCATTCATGTTCAGCTATGAGCGCGCAGCCAAGTTCTATGCTATCAATAGATCAAGCTTCTCAGGCGCAACGTTTAGCGGGGGTTGGTCAGAGAAAGCTGCAACCGCACGATTCACAGATAGTTCAGTTCAGCGCCTTCGGGATTTTAAGGCTGAGAACTTCCGAGTCGATTATGCAGACTTCGAGAATGCCATTCTAAGCCACCCTAAAGCCTTCCTCTACCTAGACCCCCCTTACATGCTTAAAACCAGTCAGAACTCATTATACGGCGTTAATGGCGACCTTCACAAAGGCTTTGAGCACGAGAAACTTCATTCTATCTTATCAACACGAGATCGGTGGGTTATGTCATATAATGACTGTGAGCAGATTAGAGAGATGTATAAAGACTATGAGATCATAGCGGCAGAATGGTCTTACGGGATGAAAAATCTCACGTCGAAAAAAGCAAGAGAAGAGAGAACCCAGCTGGAAAAGAAATTGGAATCACTAAAAAAACAAGACCCCCACGTTATAGGGAACTCACAAGAAATCTCCGAAACAGAAGAGAAGATAAAAGAATTAAAAAAGCCACAAGGCAAATCATCAGAGATTTTAATCAAAGGTTAGGACATGAGTAATCGCGGCGTTCAATTTGAAAAAGACATTGTAGACTGTTACCGTAATCGAAACTTTAGTAAACACAGTATTGAAGTGGCTTCAGCTACTCGGCACTTGATAGGGCTTTTTCCCAAAGGAGAGATAAAACACCGAGATGAGGTATCACTCAAAGGCAGGGGCTTAGGTAGAGAAATTAAAGCTGACCTTTGGATTGATGGACATGGAGTGTCGGTGAAGCTCTCCGGACCTGTACAATTATCATCGGCTGAGGGCAAAAGTACCGCTGCATCGTTCAAGAAAATTCAAGCACAATTAGAGCTTCCACAAAGAAAGATTATGGCGCCACTTATAGTCCAAATTGAGCAGCTCCCGCGCGTTATGGTTGCTGATAAGAATCGGGAGAAGGCACATAGACGGAAACCACAGCTACTCATAAAGGCAATAAATTATGATAAATGGTTCGAAAAAGAAAGACCTATACTTAATCAACAATTAAAAAAAGCGTTTCAGGATCCACAGATCTCAGAGGCAATAGTACACGAAATGCTCACCGGCCGCCAAACGTTTAAAGGTACCTGCGGTGTTGCGGATTATATTCTCACGCCAACGTATTTTCAGTTTATTGACAATAAATACGTGCAGAGAGCCGCCGAAGGTGTTAAGATAGATGTAAGAGGCAAGTCTAGAGCCGGTATTTCTTCCGCTTGTATACGCCTCGATTTTAAAATTTAAAGTGGGAGATAAACATGGGTGCAAACGCACTATCAAATAGAGACAATTGGCAGGACTTGGCAGGAAAGACAGGCAAGACCGGAGAGGCCACATTTGCGTCTGCGGTGCGCTTTCGGCTACCGCCGCACTATGAGGTGGTTGAGAACCCGCCTAAGCTGACGATTTATTCGGATGGCAAGGGCATTGTGCTGGACACCAAGATTACGAACACCAAGACAGGTAAGAGCCTTTATGTCGAAAAGAAGACGGGTAACAAGGGCGGTAACGCGCATGAACGAGTGTACAAATATCTCTCCGAGCCGTTAAAGCGACTTGTGCGTCACAACGATCCTTCCTTGGCAGAGGAACCCTTCTTTCTAGTCTTCTCGGGCACTACTTTTGAAGGACAGAAGTATCAAGACGAAATAAAACTCTTGCTTGAGGACGCAAACTATGCAATAATAGAACAAGGATTTGCGAACATCGATCAAGTTGTGAATCAAATCATGGAGATTGTTTAATGAAACCGTTATTTATGTGGGCCGGGGGCAAAAACAAAATGCTCAAGAAATACACCAATTACCTCCCTGAACAGTTCGATAGCTACATCGAGCCCTTCTTGGGAGGCGGTGCTATGTTTGTGTGGGCTTACAAGAAAAACCCCGAAGCGACATTCTTCCTAAATGATGCAAACGAAGACATCATGAGAATTTACCAGTCGATTCGCAATGACGTAAAGGCGTTCCTAACTACTTTAGATAAATATCAGCAAGACTTTCTTCCCTTATCAAAGCCGGCTCGTAAAGAGTTCTATTACGCCCTCCGGCAGGAACACGCGTATGATTATGAAAAGTGGACAGCCACAGAAGAGGCGGCAACCTTGTACTTTCTGATGAAAACAGGCTTCAACGGAATCTGGCAGATCAACAAAAATACTAATGGTCGGTTCGGCACTCCGAGTGGCTTGTTAAATCAGAAAGATAAAGTCTATGATTATGATAATGTGATGGAGTGGCACGAGGCG